GGTCTGACCGCGCACGTTTTCCTGGACGAAGTAAAACTTCTCGTGGAACTCGGGCACGGTCGAAGTCGCAAACGTCGTAATCACAACTTCAAAGTTGTGACGATCGTAAACGACGCCATTTGCGTCCGCCTTCACTTGTGAATGGCGGACCTTGGCACGGTACTCGACGAGGGTCTCCCGAAGGAGAAACTCACTTCCATAGTTGTCCTGATTTATTCGATTCAGGGACTTGGAACCGGCTACCGCAAGCACAATTACCAAAGGATCAGCGATTGCCATACGAGGCGCTCACTTTCTAGCTAAAAGGCGTCCTAGATTTCTCTCGAGAGAGTTTCCAGAACTAACCTTTAGGATAAAAAGCGAGCCTAGAATCAATCCCGCCTTCCGCTCTAAAAGCGGAAGGTACGTCGGGGCAAACGGGAGCACGGGAGCAGCGACAAATCGCTCCTTCCGTTCGTAACTCGTGCGGTAAAACTTGTTAAGCTTACACCACGTGTCACTTGCAGCTAGGTCAATGGTAAGTGTTGTCTCACACGTTGTGTGACGCATCACCGCTCCATTTCCCTGGACTAGTCCAAGAACGTTATTGGTCGCGGATAGTACCGTACCAAAACCGGTGAACCAGTCGATCAACCACGACCAGGGAAGTAATTCCCAAGCTGTGGTCAGGGCCTCAAACGACGTCAGACCGAATGTTAGCCGAAAGGCTAGATCCGATTTTGCCTTGTCATCCATAAAACGTACGGATGAGATGCGTGAGTCGTCTAAAGCTGAGTAGACTTGGGTCCCCCATACCTCTTCGGTATAGGAGTCCTTCAGCCACCCATAGATAAAGGCGCCTTGACTATGAACTAGCCTTCGGTTAGTCTCTATCTTTGCGTCCTTGCGTAGCTGCACCCTCCGTCTGATTGTTCGACGTTTAGAACACAAGTCGTCCAAAAACCTAAGGCGTTTAGCCATAGCTTTCTGAAACATACAAATGTTCCTAACGTCACGAATGAAAGGCGCTATTGCCCATCGCCACGTTAAGTGGCCAGACGCAATTAGCTGCGGGACCTTGGACAGAAGTTCTGCCCAAGGTCGACTGGTTGCCCAGTCACCGAGGCCCTTTTGGCCTCGGAACGATGGTTTGGCAAATAAGCCGTACCATCCTTTCATCATGGAAGGGATATCTTTCAATTCGCTAATGAACGTCGGCACGGAAACTTCCGGAGTCGACGGATTGGCTTTTGAAAGAAGGCTCCACGCGAGATTGTTCTTCTGAAGCACTGTTAGTGCTGGAAAAACACCTCGCGGGTCGGGCGAACCAACTTGCCAATTTAATGGAAAGTTACTCATCTCCTTGTTCAATTGACCAAGGTAGAAGAATTGTCCGTCCAAGCCACCAGTGTCCATGTACTGTTTTGATAGATCCAACGCGTTTACACCCGTTGGATTACCAATAACATCTACACAGGCACCTTTGAATCCACTTTTCCGAGAGGAAGTAACGGTCGTACCCAGGGGGATATTGTGGTAAGTACCACTGATATTAACCTGGTTATCATACGTCCGGCTCCTTCCTGTAGGCATGGATTCGATCCCTTCAACAAAGTCCCAACGAAAAGGTAGGCGAAAGCCAACTAACACAATGACGGCGTTAGCCGTCGTGTTAGCTAGGGACCGCGATAGC